TATCTCCACCTTCAACAATTTGATCAAATGTACCTTTGTCACCTTGGAGTCTAATATCATCTCCTGATTCAAGGATAATATCATCACCAGTTAATGTTCTGATAAATAAGTCAGAACCTACACCTGATGTTTGAATTACTGCAGTACCTGAATCAAATGTTAGTTCTGCAGTACCAGCATTATCTGTTAATACAACTTCTCTTGTACCAGCAACTAATCTATCTATGTCTAAACTTGCAGCTAGATTTTGAGCAGTTATAGCACAAGTTAAATAACCATCATCTCTTGTATCATCTTTAACAGCTACAGGAACAAGTGTTTTTGTAGAATCAATAGAAGTGATATATCTACCACCTCTGATCCAACTTATAAAATTTAAAATATCCATGATTGTTTATTATTAAGAGTTTATTATGCTGATGCAACATTAATAATTCCTGCATTAGTTACTGTTACTAACCATCTTAAACCATTAGGAGAGCGCATTAGAATACCTTCACCTGGAGTTTCAAGTTCAATACTTTTAGTACTTACAACAAGATTTGCAGAAGTAGGGTCAGTTGGCGCAGTAGCACCCACAACAACCTGACCATTTGGGAATAGCATTAATTTTTCATTAGGGGAAACATTACCACATGAAAATTTCATTACCCTATTTGCAGAAGTATTAAAGTATATTGAACTATCCATTATAGGGTTACCTGGACTTGGCCCATTTATTCCATATCCCAAACTTGTTACAGGAGTTATCAAAATATTACTTACTCCATTACCAGCAACAAGTGTTTGAGCTCTATAGCCTGCATTAGGTTGTGATAGAACGCTTTGTAATATGTTTAATGCTGGACCAAAACTATTAACTACATTAATACCAATTCTACCTCCATTGTTTGTTAAACCAGATGATGGAGACCATTGAGTACCACTCCAAAATAATGTTTGGTATGTTGCAATTCCATTAGGAACACTACCAGTACCACCTGATCCTGGAGGGCCTTGAGGACCTTGAATTCCTTGAGGACCTTGTGGACCTACTGCTCCTTGAGAAGCTAATAAAGCCCAGCTAGTTGGATCTGCAGGAGGATTAGCTCCACCTGGTCCAACAGCATTAGTACAAAAATATGATGCTCCACCAAAACCTACCGCATCATCAGCTACATATGTTCCTAATGCAGACCATGCACCTTGCCAATTAAGACCTGCTGGTCCTACTGGTCCTGGTACACCTTGTGGTCCTATTGGGCCTTGTGCTCCTGGAGGAATTACCGCTGAAACTTGAGTTGCAAAGTTTTGTACAGAGATTGCTGCAGTTAAATATGAGTCATCTCTGCTGCCATCTTTTAATGCAACAGGTAATAAGCTTGATGCAGGATCTGCAGAAGTAACTACTCTACGACCTTTAATCCAAGAAATAAAATTTAAAATATCCATGACGTTTTGTTTTATTATTATTTATTATTATTTATTTATTTTCTAATACCTCTACTTTAGCAGACAATTCTTTAATAGCTTGTACTAATATAGGAATTAATTTTCCATAACTTGCTTCTAACTTCTCTGGGTTAGCTTCATATACTAGGCTTAATGTTTCAGCCATTTCATATTTTTCTTGAGTAGACTTTAAGTCTTGTGCAATGAATCCAAAATCTTTTACACCATGCTTGCCAGATTCATTTCTGTCATTCCAAACAAATGATACAGGATTAAGTTCTTTTACAAATTCTAATCCTACTGCTAATTCAGCAACTTCTTCTTTGTCTCTAGAATCTGATAAAGAGGTAATAGATGTAACTGCACATCTAAGTACTGTATTGCTTGAGTTACCAAGAGTAATTTCATTATTCACAATTGGAGTAGATGGAAAAGCCAAACTTCCAATAATTATATTATTATCTCCAGAAGTTAAAAATCCTGGATTAGCTCCACTAAATCCTATTAAAACATTACTGTTACCAGAAGTTAAAGAAGAACCGGCTTGAGTACCCAAAAAAGTATTAAAACTTCCTGAATTTAATAGGAGACCTGCTGCAGCTCCAAAAGCGTCATTAGAACTTCCTGTCGTATTGTTTAATAAAGATTGAAAACCAACTGCAGTATTATTACTTGAAGTTGTATTTTGCAAACTATTAGTACCAATTGCAGTATTTTGAATATTACCAACTAAATCACTTAATGCATAAGCACCAATAGCTACATTACTAGCAAAACCATTATAAAGTTTTAAAGCTTCATATCCAATTGCAACACTGGTGTTTCCAAAAGTTACTGAACTTAAAGCATCTGTTCCAATACCTATATTTTTTAAACCTGTTGTAACAGAAGCTAAAGCATTTGTACCTACAGCAATACTATCTGTGGTTGGGCTGTCTATTACTACTCCACTTACTGTTACGTTGTTACCACTTTGTGGATCTACTATATCTACATTAATTGTACTCATGGTATTATTGTTAAGGTTGTTCCTACTGGAATGGTTAATGTTTTCCCTACGCACATTGCTAAGGGTGTTTTATATGTCAAGTTTGAATTATCTGGTAATGTTATATCTTCATTAATACATCCTACTACTGTAAATCCATTTGCCCAAATTGAAGATGTAATGGCTGGTTGAGGTGCTACTGGTATTTGATTAATAAAATCTTTTACTGTCATAGTAACTGATACATAATCATCATCTCTTCTACTAGTTTTTACACCAAGAGGAATAAGTGTTTTTAGTGGATCTACGGTAGAAACAAGTTTACTACCCTTAATCCAACTGATAAAATTTAAGATATCCATTTCTAAATGATTACATACTATATCTATAATATAATAAAAATTATCCAGATAACAAACTATTCAGAAACTAAATGTTTATATATATCCATTGTATCATCTACTAGAATGATACCCTTATCAGTTTCTACGTGTAGCTGTGTATCACTAATCACCTCAATAGGTCCTATGATTTTGTACTCTATTCCGTTGTATGTGAATGTATTAATCATATGCCTGTGTTATTACCCTTCTCCAATTAGCTACATCAGTTAAGGATGTTGAATGTTGTACAGCAAATAATAAGTAATTATCTACGGCAGGATTAAAACCTATTAAACTTATTGCCGATGATGTGTAATCATTGGATGCTGAACCTGCCGTATTAAATAAATTCAAGTTTGTTCCATCAAAGAAAATATTCCTTTCAAATCTTTGAAATCTTACTGATGTTGCCATTCCAGCGGCTGAACCAATGAACGTTGCACCCGTTATAGTATTTGAAGTATTTACATAAAATCTAAAAACAGTAGAACCTGCCCCCGTTACCACCGTCCTCTCAATAAATGCCTTAATGTATATAGTGTTATTTGTAGATATAGTACCTGCAGGAATAAAAATAGATGCACTTTTTAAGTTCACTAATCCACTTACATTAGTACCATTAACACTTTGAATAGTCCTTGGGTTAGTAGTAACATCCCCACTGCCTACCAATGAGTTGCCGTTGACTGTCTTAATGTTAGTACCTGATACTAATATTGGTTGATAGGTACTAGCTGCTGTTGCTGCTGTGAGATAAGGTCCTAATGCTGAGGAAGTTATAAATCCATTAGGATTTGTAAGAGGATAATATTGCAAGTCATAAGTGGGTAAACCATTAGCCCATAGTACACCAGGATTAGGATAGGTACCAGAAAGATCACCCCCGGCTGGACCAGTTGGTGAACCACCACCCCCGCCTCCTGTTGTTTTTGGCTTACCATCTGGACTAGTTACTTCTATTCCACCGCCAAATATGTTACCATTCTTATCAACTAGTTGCATAGTCTATACCGTAAATGTAATAACTTGTTCCTGTAATATCTGAATAAGCAGTTAATTTGTCTCCTTCTTTTAATGCATATGTAAGAGAATCACTAACTGTATCACCTGCCGCTAGATTAAATTCATATAATACTTCACTAGTAGCTGATACTGCGTCATACCTTTCTATAGTAAGTACATATGCTAAAGGATTATAAAATCTCATTGTTAATACTTTAGTAGATAGTGTTGATGCACTACCTGTAGCTAATATGGTACCAAGTAAACTTAACTCACCTTGTTCAATGATTTCTGCCATACTCTAATATACAAAAAAATCCCCAGCTTTGCAACCGGGGATTTACCTGTTTGTATTAACCTTGGACGAGAGATACAGGTTATAGTAGTAGGCCAATTGCTAGTGCAAGACCTAACATAAGTGCAATACAAATATTTGCAAGTTTAAAATCATCTTCATTAATTACATATTTCTGTGAGATTCTATCATACACAGGCTTATATAATATATGTGCTATTGCCCATAACATGGCAATAACAGTAAACATGATTATAACTGCAACTAGTCTCATTACTTCATTTTTAAAAGTTTCTCAGACATAAGCAAAGCTCTTGTCAAGTCACCTATAGTCTGATCAAATAATAAACTTTTTACTGGAGATCTATTAAGATTATAATTCTCTTTAAGATCTTCAGCTATCTTAGAAAATTTTTCTCTAAGCTCAACAATTTCTGCAGACTCAGCAATTTCTTCTGAGTCTAAACCAACTAAGATATCCCCGAAAGAATAAATCTTAGTTTCTTTAAAAGCTACTTCCTTACTCATAGTTTATCTATTCTTCGTTGTAAATATACTAAAGCTTTTTGTAAATCTTCTTTTTTAGTAGAAGTTTTTTTACCAGCTCTTACAATATACTTTATAACATTACCAATATAAAAGTCTTCATCTAATCCCCAAGCTTCTAGTACATTAAATACTTCATAAGTATTTCCTGCTCCACCATAATACTCTGGCCTATCAAGATTTACAAGTCTATCTGTTACTGGTATCTCTTTAGATATTATCTTATCAAACGGTGTATACATTCTACTGCTATACAGTTCTTCTGATTCTTCTGTAAAGTTTACCATATTATTGCAATGTCTCTTTCAGCAACCATTAACTTAACTCCATCTTCTAGTTCTACTGCTTCAGATGCTTGTAGCCCAGTGATTCCCATGTACACTTTATCCCCCACCTTTACTGATTCTACATCATCCCCTATAGCATAAACTTCTAACTTAGTCCATGTCTTTCTCATGTCCATCTCAATAGCCATCTTGTCAGATTCACTTAATTCAAATTGAGATTCTTTTACTTCTGGTTTGTTTAACAAAACCCTTTTTCCTTTTAATTGCATCGTATTGGTTTTTAATTTTTCAAATAATTCTCTAGCTTGCAGGTTATCTTCTGCAAGAGAAGTAGCCTTTTCCCAAAGTACTTTTTCTTCTAGAGTCACGGACAAATATAAACAAAATATTTATTTACCTTGTCCTCTATATAATTTTTTATATTTTTTACTAGATTTTAATTGACTAGTTTTAGATTTAGCATGTACACCTGGACGGGATACTTTAGTAGTAGTTAGCTTTGTAGTAAGTTCTTTTATTTTTGCCATGATTAAATAATTTAAGTACTATATAATATACTTAATTATTCGTTATCATAAAACATTCTTTCTGAATCTTCTGTGTGCCACTTGTCAAACCCCTCGCAATTATAATAATCTTTGTTCACCAAATAATCCGGTCTCTCAGGAAATGGCTTAGTAACAAAGCTAGGCTCTGACCATTTGATTCTATTGTTTGGTTGCAAAGCTATCTGCCCATTATCTAACAAAATAATGTGGTGGCTTTTATGCTCTAGTGCATCTTCAGCTAAAGACAAATCTGTGTTAAAGTCATTAGCCCCCCAGTTGATTGTAGCATAGTAATTACCCGGGTAGAACTTGTGATCTTTCATGTATACCTCTACTGGTGCATCATACAAATATGATAGATGTAATAAAGTAAAGTTATATGAGAAGCAATTCCATATCTGTAGAAAGTGGAAAGGTAGATCAACCTCTGGTATTTTTGGCTCATGTAATAAAGCATGACTAGGGAGCTTATCTCTTAGTACACCATTCTCTAACAATACCTGGAACAATGCAGCTTGTCCCGGCATACATCTTACTGATATTACTACCCCCGGGGTAAGTTCTCCATGACCTTTAGTATGCTGGTACATGTACTCATTCCTAACATATACTTTGAGGGGAAAGAAGTTGTGTTCTATGTGTGCCATTATTTTCTTGAGAAGAAGTTTTTCTTAGGTGCTTCCACCTTGGTGGTTTTTAATTTCTCTATGATTTTATTTGCTTCATCTTCGGCAAACTGAATAGTCTCTTCTTCCTTGTCTTTAATATTCCAGTTGTTTAGTAGAATACTCATGTGCATAGTTTCATGCATAACAGCTGTTGCTTTCTCTGTAGGATTATACTTCTTGAAAGTACCCA